TTTAGCCAACCTAAACCATCAATGGCAGATATTTGGGCTTGGTAACCAATTGATAAAGGAATATCTTCAAACTCTACTAAATCTGTAACTATGTATCCATACCAATAAAACGATACAGTTGTATTATCATCCTCATAGGCTTTTAACTGCATCGTAAACCTACCCTCAACGGCTAATCCAATATCAAGGAGTAATGTTTGTAAATCGCTATTATTTATAAGTAACGACAATGAACACCGTGATCCGATAATAGGTGTAAATCTTTCAGCACCTTGCTGGCTTTCGCTATCGTATTGTAATGACAAAGAAAGTGTATCAAAACTATAACTCATGCCAGAAAAAACATTGTCTTTTATTGCAACATTTATCTTTCTGCCTTTCTCGTTATATACAGTAGTTTCAAACCTTACAGCCATTATTGTATGCGATTAAGACCTTTCTGTGACCTGTTTAATAATATAATTAAATCATTTCCACTTATCCTTGTTTCAAGTGTACCACCTATTCCCATGTCTCCCATCATTGACTTTAACTTTGAGAGAGGTGCAATTACTTCCGGATCAACACCTGCGTTTCTATTGTCTCCAACCGTTGCCATAGTGGGCCCAAATGCCAAACCGCCCTCGGCAAGTTTTGGAGCAGCTACTTTGTTTAATAAAGAATTAAATAAAACTGATGCACCTGCCCCAGCTGCACCTGCAACTGCTAAGGCAAATGGACCTAATACTTTTCCTGTTGGACCTGCTAAAATATTTCTAACTAAACCAGCAACACCTTCTTTTATATATGTTGAAATAATTGCTCTGCCAGCTTGCAATGCTGCACTTGCCATTTTTTTCATGTCAGTTTCTCCTTGTATAGCTAAATTTGAAAAGGCATCTACTGCCGCAGTTAATGCAGAAGTTAATGTATTTCCAAAACTCATCATTTGTGATTCAACTGCTATAAATGAATTTTTTACATCTTCATTTGTTTGTTTTAATCTTTCATTATTTGCAGCTGCACTAATTAATTTTGTTGATAATAAATCTAAAGTAGGTAGCATATTTGTAATTCCAGCACCTTCGTTAGTTATGGCAGTTAATGGACTTGAGGCAACACCACCACCGCCACCTGTCGGAGTTGTCATTGTTTGTGTCGTTTCAACTGTTGGCACAATTACACCACCACCTTTACTTTCTGCTTTTGCACTTGTGGTAAACAAAGATGCAAGTTTACCTTTTAAACTATCTACCGTTTCGCCTATTGTTTTAAATCTTGTAGCTACTACTCTTTGTTCCTCTTGGTATTTTGTCATTCCAGATAAATCAAAAAGATTTAATCCTAATGCCTTTTGAAGATTGTCAAGTTTACCTAATACAAATGTAACTCCTTGCATTACGGAGTTTTTAATATTTATCCAAATATTTTTAAAGTTATCTGCAAAGGCTTGCCAGTTATCATAAACATATAAAGCAATAGCACCAATGGCAGCAATTAATCCAGTGACAACTAATATCATTGGATTAGCGGCTAAGTAAGTAAATGCTTTGCTTATATTACCAATTCCTTGTACTATTAATTTTGAAGCTCCGACTAATGCACCATAAGTGCTAATTAATTTTCCTACTATAAATATAATAGGCCCGATAGATGCAGCAACTAAAGCAGCCTTAACAATAAAGCCTTGTGTCTCTGGATTAAGTGCTTTAAAACCATCTACTAAACCTTGGATATATTTGCTTAAACTTTCCGCAACGGCTTGTAAATTTAATGACTCATTTATAGCCTTTCCAAATTCTGCTAAAGAAGCAGATACATTATCTTTTAAATTATCAAATGTATTTCCTAAACCTCCTTGCGCTCTGTCTAACTTGCTTAAAGCAGATACAGATCTTGTTATAAAATCCTCACTACTTACACCTATTGCCCGTATGCCTTCCGCAGTAACTGTACCAAATTCCTCTTTCATCACTCGCGCAAACTCTGGCAGCCTTTCTTTTATCTGATTAAGATCTTCTTGTGTAACCTTGCCAACTGCACTTATCTGACTTAAAGCTAATGTAACTCCGCTAAATTGTTCCGCTCCTCCTCCTGACCTTGCAACGGCATTGCCAAACTGTGTTATGGTTTCCCTTGCAGCATCGGCAGACATTCCTACGCTTTGCAAAGATGCAGATGCCTGGACAACTTGAGGCAAAGCAAGACCAGGATTCTCTGCAACCTTACGCAACTTATCTAATTCAACAGATGCTCCTTCACTACTCCCCATAATGGCAATCAATCCATTCTCCAGTTTCTCCATGTCGGCAAATGCTTTTAAAGAAGCTGCACCAACACCAAGTAATGGCAATGTGATTGACTGCGTCATTGTGCTGCCAATAGACTGCATCTTACCTCCAAACCTTGCCATTTGACTTTCTACCTTGCCAAGTTCACGGGAAAGGTTAGAAACATCAATTCCAAGTTTAAGCATTAAAGTAGAACCGCCTGCCATGTCTTATTCTTTATCCCATTTATCAAAGATTGATTTATCAACCTCTGATAAACTTCTATTTGTTTCTTTTTTTGTTGGATTCTCCCACGGAAACTCGATTAAATCTTTAGGCTTAATAGACTTTCCTTTAGCTGTATGAACATTTAATAAAAGTGTTGTTTGCCATCTGGCACGTTCCCACTCAAATTGTTGCTCTATTTCAAAGTGATTATTAAAGCCTTGCATGGCTATAATAACCTCTTTTAAACTCATGTCGTAATAATGCGAAGGCAGGATTCTTAATACTCCGAAACAAAAGCGTTCGATGTGTTCAAGTGTGAGCTCTCCTCCTTCGCCACTACGTTTTTTTCAGTGTCATCTTGCGGAGGTGATATCTCGTTTGAAATCATTTCCATTATCCGCGCAATACCTCCCATGTCTGTATCAACCAAGTCACAAAAGGACTGTAAGTTATAAGGGCACTTTTCCCCCTTTGCCTTGTACCCATGTTCAACACCGGTAAATGCAAGTTCAAGAGCAAGGAGAAGGTCTTCTCCTAAAAGGGAAAGGTCACTTAATTTAAGCTTCCTCTCCCTTAGAAATGTACCTAACACATACATACCAAATTTAATCGGTATAGATGTGTTGGCAATTGTTATTGTTTTCATGTGTTAGGTTTTAAATTATGCTTTTGTTGTCTTCACGATTGCACCAGTCACCTCAAAGGATGCTGAATAACTTGTATTCTCTTCCACCGCTGCGTTTAAATCTAATGATGTACAGATGGCAGACATAGTAAAAACATTGTCTCCTTGCACATCGGTAGTAAACTTAATTGTTAAAGCAGTGCCCGATATTAAGTCCGTAAAGAGATCGTCAAACAAGTAATTGGTAGATGAATCACCAGGGCCCGCGTACAATGCTTCAGTAGATAATGTGCCAGATAATTGACCTTTCTTTACTTCTCTCCATCCACCGCTTGCGCTATCCTTTGTAAGAATTTCACGCATTGCAGTAGATATGTTCATTTGGCAGGATGTCGCGTAACCGATTGCAGTCGAATCTTTATACAAGCGCATCAACGTACCATTAACAATTCCAGTTGTTGCCATAATATTATTTTTTAGCTTTTTTCAAATCTATATTATCATTAATCTTTTCCAATTCATTTTCATCCTGAAAATATTCCATTGGCATTGGCACGGGAATATAAATAGGTTGAGGTGCCTCTTGCACTTTCTTCTCTGGCATCTGCTCCACGACAAAGTCATCATCAAGATGCTCGGCAATGCCATCGGCAACAAGCTGCGTTCCGAAGTCGGAAAGGAATACACCTGTTGCGCCTATTGGCTTGCCATTCCAATCTTTTATTAATCTTAGTTTCATCTTTTCATTTTTGCCATAAAATCAATACTCATCCAATAAACGTTTAAGTCTGCATTATAAACTTGGCTATCAGATGACATATATTTTATTGTTTGAATATTTACTGAATTTAAAGTGCCAGTAAATCTATCTAATCTATTTCTTACCGCGTTTGAAAGCGTTTGTGTAGTCTCGTAATTGTTAGTATATACATCAAGCTGAACACTAATCTCTTCCAAATTACTTTGCCCATCCTTAAAATCAACCGGAGTGGAATTAATAATAGTATATACAATAAAAGGATATTCAACATTTTGAGGTGCAATATCTGGATATATGCGTAAACCGCAAACACCAGTAACTGCTACATCAGTTGATAATCTTCCGTATATTACTTTTCCTATCATTCCCAAAACTTTTTAGGATACATTTTAACTACTTCTTTTGCTTCTGCAATCATCTTTGGATAAACAATAGATGCAGACATATTCTTAGCTTTCATTACAATCTTTGTGCGCCATGCTTTGGCAGAGCCGTAAATCATGTGTGCATAAAAACCATCATATTTTTCATCACTATTTAAAAATGATCCATCTGGCTGTACTTTATAATGAGGTCCGATTGCACCAGTCTTCCATTTGTATTTTGTTAATAATTCGCTTAATGATTTTATTGACCTTTTTAAGTTGCCCGGCTTAACTGTGTATTTGTATTCTTTTTTACTTCCTGACTTTACACCACCTTTTGCAAATGCACTTACCTTATGGTCTTTTTTGGACATAGGAATTAATGACTTATAAATAGACAATGCAGCAGGCATTGCAGCGTTTATAACATCCATCCTTTTTTCGACAGTAATTTTACTCAAAATACTATCAAGCTCAATGACTGTTTCTGCTAAACCATTAGCAAACAAACCTCTCTTTTTAGCACCTGTGCCAGATGCTCTTTTTAAATTAGCTATTTGTTTTTGAGTTATATAGGTCATTACACATAATTTTGAGCGTATGAACAAAAAAGATTTAAGTATAAGCTATCAACACTTATCTGGACATTTTCTATTTGGTAATATTTACCAATGTAAATCAATCTTTGCTGCTCGTTTATGTCTGTCCTATATCGGCAAGTAACTCTTATTTGAGATAAGGCAGTAATCTTGCCTCCTTCGACTTCTTCTTTATTATTCCCTTTATAATCAACTGTTGCCCATATTTCTGCAACAGTGCTCCATGTTTCAGTGCCAAAACCTGTTAAGCCTACGGCACGAGTAACTTGCTGAATAGTTATCCTTTCCTTTAATTTACCAATCTCTTCTTTCTTATTAAATCTCATTATAGTATTTGTACTCGATATTGATCTAATAAATACTCTGATGCTGTTGGCATCTTCTTTACATAATCTTCTCTATTGTCATAGCTATCTGCTATAATCATAAGAATTGCTTGTCTTATTTGCATAGGCACACCGGATGACTGGGAAGAATATCCAGCCGTATAAATAATGGAAACATCATTAATATTTCCATACAACGTTGGCCATGTTTTACCAAAGCCAATGTTAAGCCTTGCAGGCTTACTAAAAGTATCAACAATATACTCTGTCGCTGCAAATGTTTGAGTACTATTTTGGCTATCAGCGTATTGAAAAGAGCTCACTGCAATAACTGGAGAAACACTTAGGTAAATAGTTGGATAATTTAGCCTATCTAACTTTTCAGTAATTGTTTGAGTAATTAATGCTTGATTTAAATAACGCTCTGCAACTTCTCTGGCACTTTGTATTAATGTAGTAATCAAAGTATCATCAGCAGAAGTATCAACTTTCAAATAGTTTTTTACTTCAGACAATGTCCAAATCTCATTAACAGGTGCAGTCGTTACTTTCCAAGCCATTATATTACTTTTTAAAATGGAGGAGTATATTGCAACTCCTCCAAATTAGACTCTCCAATATTATTTACAGATTCTTTAAGTGCTTAATTGCAGCCGTTTGAAGCAATTTGCCATCATAACGAGCATACATTAAGAAACCAATTTCCATTTCGTCCATAAAACGCTCACGCAATGGAACAAGCACATTGTTTGCAACTTGACGTATTACATATTTAGACCAATCACCAAAAAAGATTATTTTTGCAGCAGTTGTTTGAGCAGAAGGCAAATCATTATTTACAAAATAATTGTAGCCTAAAAGTTTATCTGGCGCACCTTCTCTTAATGATGGTTGAAACAAAGGATTATTTGCAGTATCAAAATTTAACTTTCTAACAGCAGATAAAATATTATCATGCATCATAAATGCCGCTGAAGGACTATTTCTGTAAGCTACATCAACAGAGTGAACCAAGTCAACCAAATTAGCAGCAGTAAATGCGCCAGAAGATGCAGAAGAAACACCGGATGGAGCATTATCTCTAAATCCAGTAGGCTTACCAGAACCATCACCAGTTGTAAATGCAGTGTTTAAGCCACGACCTAAACGTTCACCTAACATAACAGGTAACTCTGTATTTAAAAGACCAAACTCATCATTTGCCCATTCAACAGATACTTTTACCAACGTGTTTAAAACGTGTGCATTAAAAGTCTCTCTTGTAAAAGTCATGTCCTGTACAGTAACCGCAGCAGCTTCAGTATGCCAGTTACCAGCAACAGCCGTATCATTTACTTTAGGATAGTACAAAGTACCTGCCTGTGGAGTAGTAATGATTCTTGAGACTGTAAGCATTGGCCCGTAATATGCCATAGTCCTTTCCAACTCATACGAAAATTGGTAAGGAATTACATAACCACCAGCTAAACCGCTTTCGGAAGTTGTGATTGTTGCCGTTCCACGCATCTCTTTAAGCATTGATGACTCGCTACTTGACAAAGACCTTTTGCAAAGTGCTTTAAAAAACGCCGAGTTGTACTCTGGAGACTTTACAATGTCTCTTTTGTCAGTTGGCAATGCGTCAAGTGTGTCTTCAATAACACTAACTCCTCTTGCCTCGGAGTTGATTTCATTCCATCTTTCTAAACGTGAAATTTGGTCTGTATAACTTTTAAAAGAACCATCTGCTTTATCCCATTGTGCGGATTCGTCAGCAGACATTAATCTACCTTCGGCTGCGGCTCTTTTTTGTAGGTCTTCCATTATTGCGTAATCGGAAGCCCGCTTTTCTCTTAATTCCTTTGCAGTCATTATTTTGTTTTTAAATTTAATAAGTGCAGGGCATTCCTGCGTAATTCGTTCTGTATATTAATTTCAGATTTTACTGATATGTCAATAACGCTTTGTAAATCTTCATCTACCTTTGCTGCTATCTGTTCATAGCTTCGCTTGGCTACCATTGTATCTGGATTAGCCGGATAGGTAACTGGTGAAACATCATATACTTTTTTAATACCTCGAATCACTCTCTTTGGTTTCATTCCCTCTCTTTCTTGCCAATCTTCAGCTTCTACGCTAAAAGCAAATGATGACTGGTAAACATCGCCACGTTTAACCATTTCTAAAAGATCATTACCTAATGTAGTATTTGGTGCCTCAAACTCATATTCCATAGCAGAACCAGTAACCTTTAATTTTAAAGTACCAGATTTAGTTCTGGCTAAAACCATGTTAGCATCATGATTAAATAGTGCTACTACATCTGTCATGTCGGAGTTCGTAAATACATCTTGGCTCATCTCTTCATCATACCAACCCATGTCATAGGCAGAGTTAAAAACGGTAGCAGTGCCTACTATTGTTCGAGATTCTGGCATTGCCCTAAACTCATAATTTATACTTCTCTTTTCCATTGTTTCTTCTTTTGAACGTTCGTCCATTATTTTATTAGCTGTTCTTTCTGCCCATGGCAACATGGTTGAACCACCCCAAGCATCATACATAATTGATCCGCATATCTCGTTATCGTTATCATCAAAATACTTGCCTTGGTCATACACTTTAGCACGACTTAAAAAGCTATATGTGCGTATCACCTCATCGTCACTTAATGATTCTCTTCCGCTTAACTGCCTTGCCCTTGTCCATCCAACTGATGTACCGCACTGGCTGCCATTATCTTCTTTATGCTGCAATGCTTTCTTTGCTGCATTTGTTGCTGACTGTGGATAGTTACTATACGGCATCGCTTGTAGGTTCTATCTTTATGTTAGACGCTAAAGGTAATTCATAACTATCTCCACCGGCATAAGGATTCATGTTTTCCTTAATTCTTATTTCGTTAGGTGACATTGCTAATACATTGCGCATGGTAGTGTAATAAGATGATCTCGCTGCCACATCTCCACGCAATAAGCCATCAAGATTAAAACGAGTGCAATAATTATATTTTTCTGCCTCAAAAAATATCTTCCTATTAAATTCTGCCTCTATCGTTTCACAAAGTGGCATTATCGTATAATTAACAAACATCTGGCTAAGTTGCTCCATATTGCTAAATGTTGCTTTATCCATATCTTCTAACAAAACACCTGGCACACCAGTCATGCGAGCAATG